TAAGAAGACATACAATTTATAGACAAAGATCAATAGAGAAGATCCTTAGTAGACAACCATAGTGAAAGGGAGAGTTAAAGCTATAGTTATCTACTTAGGATCTAGGGGGAACTAAAGTTAACTAAAGTCTAAGGTGTTTTTATAGTGTTTTACTTTATATTATTAATTAAAAGTAATAATACTTTAGCCAACTTAAGTAACTGGAGAACTATCACTATCAGTTCCTCTTAAGGTCACCCTAAATAAACTACCTTAGATATCTAGCGTAAACCATTGATTAACCGTAGTGGCAAATGAAGAGAAAACTAAGGGCAACAACAGGCTTCTAAGGAGTCGTTTAAAGTCTATAGTCACCTATTGTTACCCAAAGTAATCTACTAATTTCTATTTCTTAAGACACGATCCAACTCAATACTAAAGTCTTTCTCATTGAGACCATTGAAGGACTTGAAGCATCTATTTACTATGTTATCTTTAGCTTCTTTTATATTGCTTCCTCTTGCCTTGAGTGTTGTTGGGTTTTTTTGTTTTAGTTTAAATATATAATCAGGCATCATCGTTACCTTTGTTCCTTGGATCTTTACCCAATGCAAACTCAAGATACCAAATTGCTTTCTTGATGTTGTCTTGTCTATAACCCTTACGATGGAGTCTAAAGATATATTTGAAGGCATTACATTCAGCGTAATGAACGACAGCTTGTCGACCAAATGCAGCAACCATAGCATCAATAGCTTCTATTCCATTTGATTTATAGTGATCTGGATTGATGTTGTCTCCACTTGGAAGTATTGCTGGATGTTCTTTCTGTAGTCTTCTCCAGTCCTCTTCTGTTGCTTCAGTCTTCACAGATCTGACAGTGCTCTCTTGGCTGCTCTTGTTGCTCATGTTTAACCCTCGGTTTAGTTATAGGTTCTGCGGATACTACTTTGATATCTTTGTATCCCTGTAGATGCCACTCTTGTGTTGCTATGTAATCCTCACACTCAACGATAGACCCAGTGAACATGTCTATAGATATCCATTTGTTATCAGGAGTTATCTTCTGTCCTGTGACAGTGCATTGTCTTTCTCTTCTCATGGTGATGGATTCCATAGAATCATCTTGTTCTTCTTATGATCCCAATCTGTGTATCTTAAGATCCTTGCACATCTGGATTGTGCTAAGGCTTCTTCTCTGGTTTCTCCACTCTTGATGTATGCTTGAGAAACCTGTTCCCAAGTAGGATGATTTCCTAATACTTTTATTGCTGTCTTCTCACCTATTCCTTTTACACCTTTGAAGCCGTCTACAGGGTCACCAGTGAGGCACATAGAGTAAAACTTATAGTCTGCTTGAGCTTGGGTTATCTCAAGTAGTTCATCGCTCATGGGGCGATACAGAGTGCAATTAGGGATGGTCTTTAGATCTTTATCATCCGATATAATTATGGTTTTTATATTAGGGGCACTACCACAGATTCCTAGTACATCATCAGCTTCTAATAATGGTTCTACATGTGACGGATAGGTGTCTTTACACCACTGGACAAATGACCTGTATCCTAGTGGTTTTCTTGTTCCTTTACGGTGTGATTTATAATTAGGATAGATATCTTTCCTGAAGTTTTTACCATCAGAGATACACATGAGTAACTCTTTAGTTTTAAACTTTTCACATAGATCATCTATAGTCTTACTAAATGTTTCTTTGGCTAACTTTAGATCACAGTAGATTGACCAGACATCATCTTCTTCTGACCAGCAGATTTCTTCTTCTGCTACTGCACATGATCTGTATAAGAATATGTCTGCATCAATTAAGAGAGTTGTTTTCGTCTTTGATAATTTGCTTAAGCATTTCATCTAGATCTCCTTTAAATTTCATACCGTTTTCAGTTATGTGCCAATTGAAAGCATAAGTTTCTTCATCCATATCAATACAATTAGATATGTATCCAAGGCTCGCCATTACAGCAACAGGGAAGGCACTCAGTCTTGAGAATGTGGATTTCAGTGTTGGGGGATTTCTCCAGCATCTATCTAGAGTGATATAAAATCCTAATAGATAGGCAACGTGGTCTTCTATAGGTAAACCTGAGCCTTCAATGTGACCCAGACCAATCTCTTGAAATGGAATATGAGGCTTCGAAGCCGATTTGCAATCTGAAAGGATCTTTTGCTTTTTGCGCCATTCGTCCAGCGATATTACGTCCGACATGATGTGCTTCCTCTTCTGTGGGACAACTAATCTGCACTTCATCGTGGATGTAAGCCAAGATAGTTGATTTAAGTTTTTGTTTTTTTATTTCTTTATCTATCAGTCTTAACCAATTCTTTGAGACTATTGATCCTGTACTCTGTAGTAGCTGACTAAGTAATCGATGCTCAGAGCGAACATAGAGCCTTCTTCCATCGATGCCTCTAATGAAACCTCTGGCTTTGTATGCTCTGTGTAGTTCATCTTTTAATCTTTTAAATGCTGGGATAGAACGATAGAACTCTTCTTTTAGTCTCTTGCCATCTTTGGCATTACCACCGACAATCTTTCCTAGTAGAGTGTCACCAGCCCCATAAATTAAACTGTATGCAAATTCTTTGCTCTGAGAGCGTGTTTCAAGACCAGCAGCCTTCTGATTGTATGTATGGATGTCTTCTTCAATAATCTGTCTACCATACTCACCACCATCATCGAGAAAACCTGCTAGACATCTTAGTTCTAATGCTTGTAAATCAGAGCCACATAAATACCAGCCTTTAGGTACAGTGAATAACTCTCTGCATTGTTTACCATAGACAGCTCTAGTGCTTGGTACTTGGGCGATATTTGGACTTCGATGGCTACATCTTGCACTCACAGTTGAGTTACTTATGATGGTATGTCTTAACTTCCCATCCTTACTTACCAGTTTAAGCCAAGCATTTTTACCTTCTGCCAGTTGTCCTATTCTTTTTTGTAATAGAAACATCTCAGCCAATAGTTTTGCTTCAGGGTATGGCATCTTAACCAATACTGATTCATCTAATTTTGGATCTCCTGATGGAGTCCATTTAGTAAACTTTATTTTTGGGTATTTATCTTTGAGACACTTGTGTATGTGTTTCCTAGAATTAGGATTGAACTGTACTTCTTTCTTCTTAATGAATGGTTCGCCTTTCTTATAACCCAGTTTTGCATTGTTTACTTTTGGTATAAAAGGAGTCTCTACAGTCCAAGGAGGAAAACACTCTTGTAGTTGCTTCTCTAGTTGTATTCTTTTGTCAGCTAACTCACCGTACAACTCTGCTGCTTTCTCTACATCAAAGTTCCAACCGTTGTTACCAATTCTAAAGCAGATCTCATTAAGCTCATGTTCAAACTCTATTGACTCTTCAGTAAAACCTTCAGCCATCAATAGGTAATAGAGTGCTTTAGTGACCTCAACATCCTGAGCACAATAGTCATACATCTCTTGGTTGCCCTCTTCCCAACCACCTTCGTAATCATCTTTAAGTATGTCTATTCTCATGCCCCATGCTTTTAAACTGTGGCTGCCATACATTCTTTTTAAGAAACCTTCTGGTAATGATGTATTAGTAAAGTCATCATCTAATAAGTTAGCTTTAACTAAATGAGACAACACTAAAGTGTCTAATTGTTTACCTTGTGGTTTAAACTCAGGAAATACTTTCTGAATAGCAGGAATATCAAACCTAACAATGTTATGCCCAATGAGAACCTCAGCACTCTGAAGTATCTTTATAGTCTCTTCTATCTCTTCTTCTGTAGTTGCTACCTTTATTTTTTGGTCATCGACATCAAGAGAAATATCGACATAACCAATGCAGTGGATTGTATTTAATTCATCAAGTAAACCATTTGTTTCTAAATCGAAGACAATCTTAGACATCAGTTGTTACTCCTTTCAGCTACATCTTCTATTGGTGAACCATTGGCATCCCAAGATCCTTCTGTTGGTTTCTTCTTTTTCTTTTTGTTTTCAAAGATGCGATCAAATTCGCTGTCGTATTTCTTTTTATCTACAGGTCTAAAGCAATCTCCTTTACCCATAATCAGCTCCTCTAAAATTGGTTGTTTGAATCTACACCCAGTAATCTTCCCGATTCTCTTGAATAGACAAGTAAATCTGCTGCACCTACCTCACCAGTAAACCTGTTTTTTAAGACTTCTATTGATCTGTAGTCACTTGGGTTATCTTTATCTACATTAAGAGATAGACAAAAATCACTGAGTTGGGCTATTGCATGGCTACCTCTGAGCTCACTAAGTTTTGCTTTAGATCCATTCTCATGGCTGCCACCGTTACTTGGTCTCTTTAAATGAGAGACAACAAACAGACAAATATCTAAATTCTGTACTAGGGTTCTCAATGAAGTCATCGCTGAATCAATCAGTTGTCTCTCTGATATGTTTCCAAGTGATCCTGTTAAGCCACTAACTAAGATAGATAAATGGTCTAATATCAAGTACTTACAGCCGAAACCTTTAGCCATATATTCGATTCTATTTAGTATAGTATCTACTTGAGTGCTACCAAAGTGATCAAATAGATAGATAGGATGCTCGCTAAATAATTCATCAAATGCTTTCTCTATTTGTTTCTTTGTTGCAGCTTCAGGATCTATACAGATATTTTTATTTAGTTTTATTCCAGTAAGACCCTGTACTGTTCTCTTCGATGATTCTTCGAGCATAATTGCTCCACAAGTGTTGCCTTGTGTATGTAAGTGATAAATTAGTTCTCTTACGAATGTACTCTTGCCCACTCCTGATCCAGCACATATAGAAACTAACTCTGAGGTTCTTATTCCTCTTGTTATTTCATTGAGTCTTTCATAAGGATAAGAAATAGAAGATGCAACATCAGATTCACCGACAACATCTCTCAAGTCATTACTACTTATAATCCCATCAGGTTTATATACTTTAGCTTGCCATATTGAAGTGATGATTGACTTAGGGTCTTTCAACAGTGCTTCATTGGCATCTTTGTATGGAAGTGTTGCTATTTTTGCCTTACCCACTGGTAAGAACTGAGCACATTCTTTAGCAGACTCAATCCCTGCTTCATCTTGATCAAACATCAATATGATTTCTTCGAAATTCTGTAGG